GAAGGATAATGAGAACCGATACTACTTCCCGGATGCTGTCCGTTTTGGCGGTCAACCACCGAGAGTAGCAGGTGTTCCTGTTATCACGAACACAGCGGTTACAGCCGATGACTTCATTGTCGGTGATTTCAACCTTGGTGCTACCATGGCACTTCGTGAAGGTGTAAGTCTGCAATTCTTTGAGCAGGATCAAGACAACGTTATCAAAAACCTTGTCACAGTCCGAGTAGAAGAAAGACTGGCATTGCCGATCCACAATCCGAATGCGTTTGTGTACGGTGACTTTACGACTGCACTTGCATCCTAACCTAATGGGGGGATCTTCGGATCTCCCCTTTTTTTATGCTAAAATATCCTTTCAACATTGAGAATATTCTTGTCAGCGCTACAAAGACGGAAGGTGCTACACCCACGTTTCTGACAACTGCCGAGGTAAAGAATTACCTTCGGGTGGATTACACGGTGGACGACACCATTATCGCTGACCTTATCCAAGGGGCGTATGACGCTTTCGAAGGTTACACGAGTAGGTCACTACGGACTTACACGATTGAAGCGGTCTGGGAGCAATTTGGAGCGTCTGTGGACTTACCTTATGCACCAGTTACCAGTGTTACGAAAGTAGAGTACAGATTTGAAGATGGCACGAATAACAATGTCACTTCGCTATGGGAACAAATAGGGGGTTCTATTCGGGTGCTGAAACCTGAACAAGTAGCGTATGGAAACCGATTGGTGGTGACCTATGCGACTGGATACACAACGATACCAGGGAAATTGAAGATGGGTCTGTTGAAGTGGATTGCTACCAATTATGAGGACAGACAAAATACAGCGGACTTCAACGTTTATGAAGTGCCGAACAGTTCAAAACATCTGTGGGCTGAATATCGGGTAATGACGTTATGATGAGTAGAAGCGACAGGGTGAATGTCGGATCGCTTAGTGATCGTGTGACGCTTCAATTCACATCCACAACTGATGACGGTATGGGTGGGACGATACCAGCTAATACCAATTTATTCACGACTTGGGCGGATATAAAACCGCTAAGCGCAAAAAGACTGTTAAGTTTAGATCGGGCGGTACAAAACACCACCCACGAGATTACCTTTCGGTGGCGAAATGATCTTATCAGTTATTCGTATGTTCGCAGTACGTTAGACAATGGAATCCGATTGATTCATTCGGGGAATAATTACATTGTGAATACGGTCATCAACGTGGACAATGGCAGTTGGACGGTGCAATGTTTAGCGACACAGGAGTCGTATGATTAGCGTACAGGGGATGAATGTTCTTTTACGGAAGATTGCCAAGGCTGATAAAGAGGTTCAAGCCAAGGTAAAGAGAGCGAATCAGATTACCAGTTTGAACATCGAGAGGGGTGCAAAGCAAAATGCACCAAAGAATAAGAAGATCGGAGCAGGTGGGCGGTTACGCAGTGCCATCGTTGCCGATCATTCGGGTAAAGAAGCCAATGTCGAGGTCAAGGTGAAATATGCACAGTATGTTGAGTTCGGTACAGGGGCGTTTGCTGCCGAGTACTTGGCTACAAAAGATAAAGACTTGCGAGAATATGCGATGACTTTTTACGAAACAGGCAAAGGACGGATACCAGCACAGCCGTTTCTGTTTCCGGCAGCCGAAGCCGAGCGACCCAAACACATTGAACGAATGAGAAAAGCACTTCAATGAAAGATCCAGGCATTGAACTACAAACGAAATACGCTTCCCTGTTGAGCGATATTACCTATGGTGGGGTTAGTGTACCCTTCTATGACGTTGTGCCGTTAGAAGCCGAATATCCGCATATAAAAGTGGGTGAGCGAACGTTGTTGGACACAAGCAATAAAACATCCTTCACCATGGAAGTAACACTGGGGCTTCGTATCATTGACAGATTCCCTGCGAACTACGGATCGAGAACTTCCGTATATTCCATCAGCGGTGATATCAAAGAGCGTATCCGAAAGATTACCAACCGGATGAAGCTGACGAACTTCAATGTTGTCACTTCAAGGGTTGACAATGAGACGATGATTGAGGAGTTGACGGATACCTACTTTTATTTCCGTAATGAAATACGATTCAGACACATCATTGAGGATGTAGGCAGGGGTTATCTAACCTACAATGGCGATGATATTTTATACAACGGTGACAAAATAGCCTTTAAACGTTATGCCTGATATAGAACTAACAGAAGCAAATTTAGCAACCAGGGAAGCGATAGCCGACCTGCTACCGATACCGAGTGCGTATGGGAAACTATACTATGTAGGATCGCAGAGTTTATCGGTAACAACAGCAGGTGTTCAGGTTGTGGGATGGTCACAGGGAACAGAAGATAACGTAACACTGAACACCAACGACATTGAAATCGTGAATCAGGGCAGATATAAGATCTTTGCTATGGTATCGTTTACCGATGGCAATAATATCGCTTTTGATTTGGAGATCAGAAAAAACGATGTGAATCTGTGTACCTGTAATCCGCAGTTGGAAACGGTATCGGGAAGGGAAGCCTATATCAGTTCTTTTGAAGTTGCCGACTTGGTAGCAGGTGATAGAATTTCCGTATATTTGAAAACAGACAGCAACACCACAGCAACGATGCTGAAACAAAAACTAATCGTGACGAACTAATGGCGCAATTAAACGGATCAAATGTAGTGGTATGGTTGGATTCAGCCACCACACCAACTGCATCAGAAAAAGTATTATTCACAACGAACTGTACACTAAGCATCACCCATGACTTGCCGGATGCTACCACCAAAGATTCAGCAGGGTGGGCAGAGCATATTTCCGGGCTTCGGTCTTGGGAGATCACAGTCGATGGTCTGTCCGATTTCGGTGGAGCATCAGGTGACAATATCACTGACCTTTGGGGTCTTATCAACAACCGAACAACGACAGCACGAGTGATCTTTGCAGTTGATGAAGATGACGATGGATCTGCTTCTGCGTACTTTTATGGTGAGGTATCACTTGCCAACCTGGAACTGACGAATGAGATGGAAGCGACTGCTTCTTTTTCAGGTACGTTGACAGGTAACGGAGCATTGACAACCACCGATCCTTGGGCATAATGAATAAAACCTTCATCGAGTTAAACGGTCGTCAATTAGATGTACGGTTGACGTTAGGTGCGATTGAGGATTACTGCGATGAGCTGAACATCAAGAAAGGATGGGAAGCATCGATCAGTGAATCACCGAAAAACATTCGGTTGTTTATCTATCACTTGGTCAAGCACAACGAAGTCACGAAAGAAGAGTTGAAAGACCTTGCCTTCTCCGAGTTAAACAAAGCGCTGGGCGTACTGGGGACAGGCGAGGGAAAGGCGGTGGGGGAGTAGACTTAGAAGAGGTCTATTCCTTCTGTTTTTCGGAGTTAGGACAATCTTATCAGGAAGCCAGGGCAATGACCTTGTGGGAGTTCCATCTACGTCAAGAAGGATATAAAAGGCGCAGGTATGAGGAATGGCACAGGATCAGGGTCTTGGCTTCTTTGCTATTACAACCACATCTCAAAAAGGGTAAGAAGGTACGTCCCGAAGATTTGGTATCTTTACCGAGCGATAAAAAGCCGAAGCCTACCAAAGAGCAGTACGATAAATTCATGAGTAAGTTATGATCAACCAGTTTCTAAAAGTTACGTTTACGGCTGACCTGAAACAGTTTAATGCCGGGTTGAAGAATGTTTCAAACAGGTTGGGCGAGGTTGGTAAGAATATGGAATCCTTCGGTCGTAACCTGGCGGTCAAGGTTACAGCACCGATAGCGGCTTTCAGTGCGGTATCCGTCAAGGCGTTTGCAGAACAAGAAAAGGCGGAGTTAAAACTTCGGGCAGCCTTAGAAGCGAATGGTCGTGAGGTTGACAAGTTATTTCAGGAGTACAAAGACTTTGCCAGTCAGTTACAATCGGTTACGATAGTAGGCGATGAAGCGACACTTGCTATGCTTCAAATGGCGGAGAATATGGGTCTTACCGGTGAGAACGCCAAGAGGGCGGCACAAAACGCAATAGGGTTGTCGTCAGCCTTTGGGATATCAGCACAAAGTGCGATGCGCTATACAGCGATGTTGGAACAGGGCGATACCACGATGCTCAATAGGTACATCCCTACACTTCGGGTGGTTGAAGATGAAACCGAGAGGGTAGCGTTAGCGCAGGATATTCTTTCCAAAGCGTTTGAAACATCAAGGGCGGAAGCGAGAACATTAAGTGGTCAGATCCAACAGATACGGAATAACTTCGGGGACTTCCAAGAAGTAGTAGGGGGGATTATTGCCGAAGCACTTGAACCGTTTACAAGGCGAATCAAGTTCATGGTCATGCAGTTGAAGTCCATGAATCCACAAGTGATAAAAGCACGATTAGCGTTTGCAGGAATAGCCGCTGCCATTCCGATTGTGATATTGGCGGTCAGTAAGTTGATTCTTGGATTGAAAGGTCTTGCAACGATGTTGGGTGTTATCCTTTCACCGATTGCCTTAAAAGTAGCAGCACTTGCTATGTTAGCGGCAGGGATAAAGTATGCAGCTGACAATTCCGAGCAGTTGGCACAAAGGTTTGAGTATTACTTTGCCTTAGCGCAGAACGCAGTAGTGGATATGGTTGTCGAGTCCTTATTGGCGTTGCAGAAA